GGAGAATAATAAAATGGACTATATAAATTTAATTTATCAGACGTTAAACTATTAGAATAGTTTGATAAGTCTTTATTTCCTATAGGATTATTATAGAATTTATTTTGAATATTGTCTGTTAGATAATTTGAAAAAGGAGAATATCCTGGTTTGCCTGCATTTAATAATTGAGATCTGAAATCATTTAAGTTATCTGCAGAACTTGTTAAACTTTGATTGGTTAATTGTTTATATGTTAATCCTATAGTAGAATAAATTACATTATTTTTTGAATTTGAATATCCATTACTACTATCAATAGGTTGGGTATCTGTATATCTTCTTATTATTGTTGACCCTATACCATACACAGATCCTGGGCCTCCTTGATAATTAAATATCTCTTGATTATTATTAGATATACCTAATTTAGTAATAGTAGAAGGATCTATACCATTGTTATTTAAATAATTTTCTACATTTGGGTAGTAATTAGTAGTATTACCTACTACCTTTAGAGTATATAAAATAGCTAATCTGTTATTAGTAGCAGTATTATTATTGTAATTTCCTGCTATATATTCATAAGTGTTTTGTAAAGACTCATAAATATTAGGAGATACTCCGCTATAATTGAAATGAACTCCAGTTCCTTGTGATTGTACTTGGGCTAAAGTATTTTGACTATTATAGGTTTGCGTTACAGGTACTATAGAATTACCAAAAACTCCTTGAGAAAAATTTATAGTAGTAGGAACTTGGGTAAGAGGATTAGTTAATTGTAATCCTTTTTGTTTATCCACAAAGGATTTTCCTTTAGGGTTATCATTTAAAAATGCTTGTATTCTTTGTGCGTCTATCAATCCTGCAGGAGTAGTGGTTAACCCATTTCCTAAATTATTTATTTGTCCTCCCCTAATTGGATAATTTAATCCATTTCTATTTAAAATATAAAAATTTTCTGTATTAATAGGTATTCCATTACCTTCTATAGGGAATTGTATATAAGGTTCTCCACTACTACCTCCTCCAGGTCTATCCCCAAAAGGCCCAATACCATATTTTAAAGAAGTCAAATCACTAGTAAGATCAATCAAAGTTTTAAATTGATTAGCTAAGACTACCATTGGAATCTGAGGTTTTGAGTATGGCGATATAGGAGGTTTTGAGTATGTCATTTTTAAATATTAAAATAGAATTTTAAGGTATAGGAGTAGCAAAAGGACTTAATTGGACCATTCTATTAGTTGCTTTAGAAAAAGTATCCTGTCCTATTTTAAATTCTGTTTGTAGATTAGCATATAAAGTAAGGGCTTTTTGTGTGGATTCTTGTTTTTCTTTTTCAGTCATATTTTTATTTTCTCCATTTTGTATAATTTCTCCTATGGAGCTACTTTCTGTATTACCTGAAACAGAAAATTTTTGTAAATTATCAGATATTCTATCTGTATAATTTTCTACTTTTTCAGCATCTTTCCCTAAATTTGCAGCACCAAAAGTAATAATGTTTGCTACTTTTAAAACATCTGCTACTAAAGATCCAAAACCTTTAATAAAAGTAGCTAAACCTGATACCATATAAGAAATTAAATTTTTTAATTTATCAGGATCTGTGAAATAATCTAATAAATGAGAACTCTGTAAAAAATTAACTACGCTTATTTTTAATTTTTCAAAAATATTGTTTAAATTTTCTGCAGCGGAAGTTTGAGCTAAAGTATTATAAGCATCCTCCCCTAACATTTTATTTATTTCTTTCTCAGTTAATCCTTGTGCTCTTAAAACTTGTAATTTTGCTTCTGCTTGTTTTAAATCTTTTGCTCCTATAGCACTGTAAGCTTCTTGATTTTTTAAAGTATCAGCCAGTTCATCTCTAGTCATTCCTACAGCGTTAGCTAAAGATTCTTGAGCAATAACATTTAATTTTAAAAAATCATGAGCACTTCCTACCTGTCTAGTTATTTCTCTAGACAAAGAAGCTAAATCTCCATTTAAAGCAGCTTCTCTAGCTTTTTCTAAATTTAAATCTTTTCCTGTTAATACTTGAGCTTCAAATTCATTTTGGATACTTTTTTCAAAATCTAAAAATGAACTAGAAATTCTATTCAAATCTTGTAAACTAAATCCTAAAGATTTTGCAGTTAGTAAAGCACTAGTTAACTTTTCAGGATATTCAGCAAATTTTAATCCTATAACCCCTGACAATCTTCCTATTTCTGCTAATATTCCCTGTTGGTTAAATGATATTCCAGTAATACCTTTAAAAGCTTCTACTTGTCCTAAAACCTCCTTAGTAGTATTTTTTACAGATGTTCCTGTTAAAAGACTAGATTGGGTTAAAGATTTTATAGTTTGATCTTCTAAACCCATTACATCTTTTAATTCTATTGCAGTAGCTAAAGTTTCTTTTGAAAATATGTTATTTATACCAAATTGTTTGCCTATGTCTTGTTGAATTTCAAACATTCTGGTAGTATTTACAACCACATTATTTAAATCTTCAGAATAGTCTTGAAATTCTTTCCTTAAATTTATTACTTCTGAAATGGACATATTAAGAGACCTACTAATATTAACATTAGCTTGATCTATTCCTAATCCAAATTCCAATAAAGTTTTAAATATTGGGTATAAATCTTTTAATAATCCTCCTATAATAGGTATAGTTGATGCTATGGCAGCAAATCCATCTAATAAATTAGAAGCTCCTTTTCCAGAAACTTTGCCTCCTCCTAATCCAGAACCTCCTCCATAAACACTATTAGATATTTCATCAGTAATATTTTGAAAAGATTTCCAAGCAGTTGTAAAAGTTGTTTTTACAAAATCACCTATTGAAGTAAGTGCTGCATATACAAGAAGGAGTTCGGGGGCAATAGCTCCTATAATAGTTTCCAATTCTGCCATTTCCCCTAATCCTAAAGCTTCTCCTACCTTACCTTGTCCTGATTTACCTAAAACAGAAGATAAGAGTTTTTTCATTATTAATTCAGAACTTGATTTTTCTCCATAAACATCTTCTATTTCAGATAAAGTTGCTTTTGATGTTTCTGATTTTTTCTCTGATCCTATTTTTGCTAATCCAACATTTAAACCTTCTCCTCCTTTTTCTCTTATATCTTTTAATTCTATATTAGCATCTCTAATTCTTTTAGTGATAGAATCAATCTCCTTACTATAGTCTCCACCAGATACTCTTTCCGCTTGTAATGCTCTTAATCTATCTTCTTGAAGTGTTTTTATTTTACCGCTTGTTTTTAAATAATCTTCTAATGATTTAGCAGCGTCTTCACCATATTCTTTAAATTTTTTATCTAATCTTTCTATTTCTGTGTCTTCATCCCGTATTTGTTTTTTTAAAAGCAATACATTTCTCCAACTAGCTTGTTCCTTATCTAAAGAAGCTATTCTTTTAGCAAAATCTTCATTTTCTTGAGTAGCTTGCCTTACTTCCTCTCTTTTTTCATATTTGCCCTTAGCCATATTGGATATTAAAAATCTTTATATTAAATAAATATGGATAATATCTATTTTTTAGATTTTACAGTAGAAGAATAAGTAGCATTTGAGCTATTGAGGATATCTATATTAGGATTTAACATTAGAGGTTTATCTGCAGTTACAGTTTTGTTACTGTCTCTTATCTCTTGCATCTTTTCTAAATGCTCTTTAATAAATCTTATATTAAGTCTTCTTTCAGAAATAGGCATATCCATCACTTCTGACCATGAGAAACCTCCTCCGCCATGATAAGTTAGTTCAAAAACTTCTCTTTTGTATATTGCTCGGTACTCAGTCCCTGGGAAAAAAAAAGTCTGCTGTTAAAGGCAGTATTTCTTCTACTTCCCTACCTGAAGATAAGGTGAAATTTACTTTTAAATCAATATCAGGAGTTATATCTGATACATGCATCCTTAATTTATTGGAATCTTTAGCTAATAAGTAGTTATCTACGAAATCTCTTACTGATTTAGTGTCATAATTACCGTTTACAGATAAAATTTGGTGTTTTAATCTAGTAGTGAGTTCCCCTGCTTGTAAATTAGTTGCTTTTTTGAAACCTTTTATCTCTTGTTCTATAGCTTTTTCATCTGCTACAGTAAGAAGTTTAAAAGTTATTTCATTTTTAGAGTTAGGAAGGGTAAATTTGAATTCATTTTCATTATTATACAGAGAAAAGTCTACTTCTTTGTTTTTTAAAGTCTGTAAATCTATTGTTACCTCTTCTTTTACACCTTCTTCAACATCAGTGTATTGAAAGGTGTATTGAGAACCATATGCTAAAATGCGAGCAGCTATTAAAAGACTGTTTCTGTCTCCTAAAAGCAAATCATTGTAATCAATTGGTGATTTTATTAGGGATTGTAGCATTTTCTCTATTGCTATCCCTTGTCTAAGTAAATTAACATTAGTAAGAATATCTTCTTCCCTAGCTGTCATATACTTCATTTCCACTTTTCCTGAAGATAGTGGGTTTTCTTTGTCATACACTTTGCCTTGTGAGGCTAATTCAATTGTTTCTGTAGGTAACGTAAACTTTTCTTGTTGTGCCATAGTCTTAATTTATTTATAAATATATACATTAATAAATATATATAACGTAACTTTTTTAAAATTTTATTTTTATTTAACAGTGCTATTATGACATTGCTTCCTGACCTACAATATGAACACCTACGTTTGATCCTGTAGCACCTGTTGTTATAGCTACTGTTAAAGTATCTGGAATATTACCTCTAATTGAATTGTACAATGGGAAAAAGTCTGATAAATCAAATGTTTGAAGTCCTGATCCACCTGCAGGAGAAGTAAATGCATATACTACTTCACCGCTTCCAGATGTTAATCCTGTTGCACTTACATCTCTAGTAGCAAAAGAGTAGTTAGAACCTAATAAGCTTAAAGCTTGAAAATTTGATCCTGTTAATTGCACTGGATTTGAAGGTACGCTAGATATTAATTCAACATAACATAATGTATCTGAAGATAATACTAAGGTTTGAGGTAATATTTGGCCTCTGTTAATCAATCCTATAATAAAATTTGAACCTGCTGTAGGTGCTGGTGAGGGAGGTAATCCTGTTACTACATCAACAATATTAAGAGTATTATTTGTGTTGCTTACAACACGAGCTACAGAACCTGTAGAAAATCCAAAATTACCACTACCACTAAAATTAGCACTTCCTGTAAAGAAATATACTCCTCTACCAGTCCATTGATTAGCTGTCCAAGGAGTACCTGATACTGTTATACTAGCAGTAGTTGCTGTTGAGATACTTCCAGTATACTCTAGAGTTCCCATAGGTCTATTTTGAATAGATAGTACAGGAAATCTTGTTGATCCTGCTGGTACGTTTCTACGTGGAGATTGAGGGTTCATACCATAAGAATAAGTAAATCCTCTTTGAGAATCTCTACCTCCTTCTACTAATACTGATACACCATAATGTATAAAAGTAGTACCTGCAGATACGGAACCACTATTTCTGAGTTCATATCTTACCGGTAAGTTACCTGTTCTAGACCAAGGACCTTGAGCTATATTAGCTGTATTAAACGTATGTAATAGATATTGTTCACTATTCATAGTTACACCAAACCTAATAGTACCAGCACCATACCATGCATATTCAATCCACAGCATTTGAACATTATTCCAATTTAAAGATTTAGCTAAATTAATATCCCCATTCCATTGATCTAATGAAACTTTAGTTGTTATAGGCAAACTACCAGAAGTTGCAGAATCTGATCTTAAACAAACATACATTCCTGAAGGATTGTTTGATGAAGTAAAACTCTGTTCAAAAAAAGCTCCGTTAGAATCATCAAAGAAACCTACTCTAGTATAATTATTAGCTACAGGACCTCCAAAATTAGCATTCGCTGCCATATACATAGTCTTTCCAGGTTGATATCTATGGTAAGGTCTAGATTGTCTAACACATAAATCATATGATCCTGTACCTACAGTCATAGCAACTCCACCTAAGCTAGGAATTTGTGTAATAGTAGCTGTACCATTGCTACCTGTAGTATATGTTAAAGACTCCCATCTCAAAGGTTGAAGTCCGTATTCAAAATCGGCTTCATATACGTTTTGATGTATAGTTACTTTTTGTCTTCCAAAGTTATCACTTGTTTTTTCAGATGGTTGACTTTTAAATAACGCACCTCCGTCAGCTGCGAAAGTTCCATCTTGCCCGTAAAAGGGGCTGTTTACATATACTTGAGGCATGTTTTATATATCTTATTTATAATAAATAGTTTTATAATCAAAAAACAATAAATAAAAAATCCCCTTTTGTAAGAAAGAGGAAATTTTACTTTTAACGTTGGGGTATGTTTTATTTTTAATAAATTTCTAGTAATTTAGTATACAATAGTCCATTCCTATAGTTAAGTCTAACATTACCGGTAAATTTCCCTGTGACCAGTCATATTCACCTGCTTTAAATGATTTTACAAAAGCTTGTACTATAATCCACTCACTTACTACATCTCCTACAGGACCTAGTATTTGTAATTTCAAATCTTTTTTGTAGAAATCAGAATATCCATCTCTTCCAGTTACAGATTCATGTGAAAGTCTAACCCATTCCATTACAGCTTGTTGAGCAGAAGGAGAAATTGGACTATAAAGAGATAAATTCATATCTTTCCAATCTGCCTTACCTTTTATTTTACGGTAAACGTTGATATGATCTAATTTTATTTCGCCCAACTCTACTTGAGGAGCAGAAGCTTTTTTAACCATGAAAGAAGGGATACCATCTATGTACATAATGAACCTATTTTGTACCATCGGCTCATAAGCAGTATATGAAATTTGGTTTGGATCTAGTATTGGCATATTATAATATATTTAATTATTTATTATAAATAGATGGTTTTTAAATTTTATTATTTTACTATGTAAGTTTTTTTACCTTTTATTATCTTAGAAACTGTATTTAAATTTACCATTCTCCAAGGAGAGCTGTTTGAATACTCTCCTTCTTTATTTTTCTTAGAAGTTCTCCTAGCAGCTTGTAAATCATATACAGGTATATAGCCATATTTAACAGGATCATATTTTAAATTTCCTCCTCTTAAACCAGCTCTAGTACCTTTAATACTATTTATTACTCTTACTTCTCCATTCTTTTTAATAAAGGTAATGGAATAGATTGTTCCAGGAGGTAAGAAAGCTGTTCTGTATCTATTTTCTTTACCTTGCGGTTTCATTACTTCACCATTAGGTTTACCAGCTACAAAGCTTGTACTGTACATAATATCTCTTAATACATTTTTAGATATTATTATTGTTTCAGGTACATCTTCTCCTATTTTAGTTTCAGGTTTTTCTTTTTCCCCGGACTGTTTTTGAGTAGGTTCTTTTTCAATAGGCTCCTGTTCAGGTTTATTTTGATCCTCAGGCTCTTTTGTATTCCCTTGCGGAATATCTGTAGTAACTTCTTTATCTTTTTGAGTATCTATTTGATTGTTTGTAGGAAGATTTTCTATATTGTTTGTTTCTTCCTCTTCATCCTCAAATAATTCTTTTAAACTTTTTTTTTATCATCTATTGCTTCTTTAACTCCTCCTTTTTGAGGAACAGGAGGTTTAGTTTTATTAGCTCCTTGACTCTGTTCTGCAGAAGGCCCTTTATACTTTTTTTCATTGGCCTTATTTATTTTTTCTCCGTTGCCTAAAGTTTTTTTAATATCTTTAGGACTTTTAACTTCGGGTTGAGTTACTTCAGGTTTATTAGGTGTTTTAGCTTTTTCACTTTGTTTTTTAGAAGTTTTTATATTCTTCATTTTTTTAGTCTCATCTAAAGCTCCATCTGAAGTTTCTTTAATTATTTTTTTAGACTTTTTAGATTCTAAAATTATTTGTTTAGTTAAAGCTTCAAATAACTTACCTGATAAATGTATCCTTATTCTAGTATTATCGTTCATCTTGTTTAATTTTTTTATTAACTTCCATAATAAATATCATTATTTTATATAATCATATACTTCACTTTCCCATATAATTTCAAGATTATATCCTAAAGATTTAAGTTTGTCTTCTCTTTCTTTATCTTTTTTCCATTTTTCTTTAGCTGTCATATGTAATTGACTGTGGAAAGAATCAGGATTATATTTATTAGGATTACAATGCCAATAATCTCCATATACTTCTATTATTTTATTTTTTGATGGGATATAGATATCAACAAATGTAAATGCATCTTTTAAATTATATTCTAATTCTGTATCATTATAGATACTTTTAAAATATTCATATAATTTTTTTTGTACTTTAGATATACGTATTCCGTTTGAAGAGTTCTTTGCTGGCATTAAACTCCCATATCTCTCTATATTAGTTTTAGATCTTTTTTCTTGATTAGCAAATAAAGTACCATATTTAGCTATTTTAGTTTCTCTTGCTAGTTTTTGTTTTTCGGGATTTTTAAATGGATTTGTAAAATTTTTATTCCATTCTATTAACTTATTTCTTTTGTAGTCTGAAACCCTACTACAATCATTTGAACAGAATAAACCAGGTAATTTACTGCTTTTATAAACTTTAAATTCTTTATTACAATGTAAACACACTTTAGTTTCCCTGCTATTTTGTTTTATCCATTCACATTTGCATTTTTTAGAACATAATTTAGATTTACTTTCTCTGGGAGAAAACTCTTTTAAACAAAATAAACAATTTTTAGGTTCTAATTTTTTAATCATATTATATTAACTACCGAAAACTACTCCTGTTGGCTGTACATTAAATGTTAGCTGTATAAACTCTGCTGTTTTTGTTGGTTGTAGATAGATTGTACCTACTAACAAGTTTCTATCAATTACATCAG